CTGGATACCCAGTACCACCAGTTGTAGTTGTAGTCCATGTCTCAACTGTGATGTCTGCTTGTAATCCACTACCAGTACCACCAGTAAGAACTACGTTAGTATAAGAACCACTTTGATAATTGCTACCACCATTAGTTAAAGCACCGCCAATCTCATCAATAGTAAAATCAATAGTAGCACCAGTACCACTACCACTTGTAGATACAGGAATATTTTGATATGAACCTGGAGTATAAGCAGTACCATTATTGGTAATAGTTCCAATAAATCCAGCAACTGTCATTGCAAGAGAAGCACCGTCACCAGTACCACCCAGTGTTGCTACCTCTGGATATGAACCAGCATCATAATTTGAACCAGCAGTTTGAATTGAAACAAGTAATGAATCGAGACTATTCTTTTCAACAACGAAATCCCTATAATACTTCGTTGCTGCTTCTGATAAATCTGATAATTTCTTACTATTACTAACAAATCCAAATACACCATTGGATTGTTTGTACATTCCCAAATCTGGATCGTTTGTAAAAGCCAAACTGGGATTGGAGATTGTACCATCTCCTAATTTTATATTACCTGCTTGTAGGTCACTTCCTCCAGAAGTAACATTGAACAGTTGGTTGGCGATGTCGTTAACCTTTACCCTCTGCATTTCAAGGGTATCGGTTCTCGCTATATTAATTGCTGGCATTTACTATTTCTCGCAATAGGGACTTAATCTCGAAGAGTTCATTCTTCAACATATTTATGTCCTCCAATGCGGAAGATAGCTGTTTTGACTTTCTTCTAGCTTCTATAGCAGAATCGTCACGATTAATGATGGCCCCTGTGTTTACGTCTCTTACGAGACCATCATGGCCATCAACCTTCAAATAGTCCATACGCGGAATTAGAAAGATGCTACTGCTCTGATGTCTTGAATCTTAGGAACATATGATGGATCAACTGATTTCATTACTACTTTAACAGCAAATGATGAGAACTCAGGAAGATCAGAAGCACTAAACTTCAATTCTTGATATGCAGATTGTTTTTCAACAATACCTGATATATTATTCTCACTAGTTGCTACTTCAAGACTGTCTGGTTCACCAGAATTATTGAAATATACCCAGTCAATATCTTCAAAATTCTCCTGACTAGAGGCTTTCTTATATCTGTAAAGAACAGCAACATTAGAAACATCTTTAACATTAGCTGTTAAACGAACATCAACAGCAGTTGCTGGACTACCAATAGAAACTTCTTTAGTTACATACTTAGCAACAGAAGAACTATTCTTAGATGTATTCTCTGATACAAAATCATCACCATTTGTATATGTTATTGTACCAACCTCTAAGAATGATGCTTCATCATCTGGTTGATTTGGATATTTTACAAAATCACCAACGCGGAAAATGTCAGCAATTTGAGACGCTACATCAGCATTTCTGTTGTAAAGAGCATTATCCTGTATTCTTCCTGTGAAATCATCATTGATTGGTTGTGTATCTACTCTAAGAGTTAATTCTTGAGTCTTATTATTCCAGAGAGTTGCACTACCTGTAATAAGATTATCATATGTCTGAGTAATAGTAGATGGATTACGAGCAATTATTGTTGCAGCATCTGCTATCTCAGCTAATACTTGAGATGGACTACTATCAATAGTAACATTTGTTAATGAAGATTGATTAGCAAGTTCTACACCTTCACCTTTCTGGAAGAATTGACTGGTTTTAACTCGTACATAAACTGTAGTACCATCAACTTTAGCAATAGTACCTGTGGCCTTTGTTGCTTTTCCTTGAATAGTTTGATCAGCAGTTATTGCAGTACCACCATTTCCAGCAAGTTGGAAAGAATATACTGGATAGAACTCAATAATTTGATCTCTTCTTCCAAATCTATCTTCTTGACCACTAGCATTTTCTACTCTATTAGAAGATGTTATGACAGAAGAAGTAGAAAGATCTACAATTGGACTCAAATGAGACACAGTAGACGATAGCCACATCTTATAAATCAATGAATTAGATACATTGTTCATAGTTTCATTGATCTTAGAAGCAATAAACTTCTGATTTGTAAAATAATGAGACTCATTTAAGAATGTCTTCTCATAATCTGTTTGAGAATAAGAAGTATAATTGGTTGTTGTAGAGTCTACTGGTATTACATTAGTAGTCTTAACCCAACTTTCCAATTTAGTTCCAGTAAATGTTAGATAACTTACTTGTGGATATAAAGTTTCAAACTTTCTGTTGTAACTAGCATAAGTTACATCTCCACCACCAATAGTATTACCTGCTGCTTTAGAAGTAGAAGTAATATTATAAGTGTCAATACCAGAGTTTGTTACTTGGAAGAGAGTATTATTTAAAATATCTGCTGTTATACCACCAGTTTCTTTTGCATCTCTATAGAAGACGTAAGAATCACCACCAGTTTCAAATCCATTATCTCTATGATGTACTTTTAATACACTGTTATTATTCTTGAATAATTTTGCAGTTGCAGCTGTACTTGCACCAGCATTTGTTTCAAATGGATTACTATCAAGTAATTCATATCCAAGACTCTTATTCTTAAGAAGTAACTCAGCAGGTCTTGTTATATCAAATTCTGCACGATAAACTTTAAACTTAAGATCCTCAAATATATCTTCTGTCCAGTTATCTACGTTCTGTGATCGGTATACCGAACCTAATGAAGGTTGAGTAGTGATAGTTGTACTTGTTGATATGTCGGTTTCCCCTAAACGAGATGCCCACATTTCATAATCTACTGAATCAGTCTCTGCTGTTAATGCATACTCAGTATCATTCTGTAAATATACAGGATAATCAAATGCAAAGTGTGTAGGTGTTGTAGATTCAGTAACTCCTACTTCATCTATTGCTACACCCATACTAACTGCTGGAGAATCAATATCAATAAATGTTTCAATCTCACATCCACCTGCACCATTACCAACACCTTTAACTACAACAGATGGTGGTTCTGTATATCCATAACCATTAAGAGATATCTCTGTATTATAGACTTTACCACCAGAAACTTCTATACGTGCAGTAGCAACTGATCCACCTGGAAGTTGAGGACTTTCAATAGTAAGAATAGCACTATCATAATTAAGTCCTGGGTTAGTAACTCTAATATCTGATAACTTACCACTATCCTTAGCAATAGTTAATTTTATTTCTGTTCCTTCAGTAGCATTTGCTAATGTAACAGATGGAATAGATAGATCTTCATTCTGTTGGAATGAACGTCCATTATGATTACTTAAAACAAGTGTATAAACTTGTTCATTAGTTAGAGAGAACTTACCAGAAGCAGATGCAACTAGATCAACACCATTCTTATCAATTACTTTAAGAATAGGGCCACTAGCAGCAGAAGATGTACCAGTTACTTTCTCATCTTTATATACTGATGCATTACCATTAGTATAACATTTAAGGAATGTATTTGGTGTTAAAGTTTTCTCTGTACCAGGAATAACATTCTTACCAGGTTTATCACTATCTACATTAGTTAAGTATACTTTAACAGGGATATTACTACTCTTCTTATTAAAGAATAAATCAACTCCAGTTGCAAATACACCACCTTCATAATTCTCAACTTTAAATGTCTGAGCAAGAGGATTAGGTCTAATTGGATTGTCTGTATTACTATCAACTAATTGAACACCTTCATTTGCTTTAAAGTATGCAGGTTTAGTTGAAACAATACTAGATGGATTTTCTGGAAGAATACCTGTAGCATAATATGTAACCTCTGCATAACTATCTACTGTTGCTTTATCTTCATCAGTAGAACTAGAAGTAAATCTTATTGTCTTCGCACCAGTAGTGATTCTTATCTCTTCTGCTGTTGTGTCATAATCAACAGTATCAACATCTCCAGGCCAAGTAGCATTTTCTCTTGGTGGATTACCAGCAGGAAGTAAAATTATTCCACTAGCATTACCATATTCATCAGTAATAACTTCACCATTAAATGCTGATAATGAGTTACCAGCAATACCAGTAAATCTAAGGTCAGGGTTAACCCAACGATTAACATTTCTACCTTCTAAGAAAACATTAATCTTAGTATTTGGTTTTAATCTTCTTACAGCAAACTTAATAGGAGTACTCTTAGCAAAGAATTGTAATGCAGTAGATACAAGATTTCCTCTTACACTCTTAGTTTGTAGTCCTTTTCCAACATCATTATTTTGAGGACTGATATTAGAAGAACTTGAAACAGATGCTAAATTAATTGATGATTGAGCCTCTTGTGTATTAACTGTTCCTAATGAATTAATAGAACTAAATGATGGAGCAGAACCAACCCAGTTTACAACAAATGAATTATGTAAACTAGAGAAACTTTCTTTAATACTTTCCTTAGCAAGGAATATTGTGTATAAGTTAGTATTTGTATCAACAACTAATGGTTCTACACTTTGATCATACCAAGTATTAACATTAGGTGATATTTCACTATCACCAACATATTGAATAACAACAAATGGATTTGGATTTAATTTCTTAGATGCAAAATCATTTCCTAAAAGATCTAAATGTGAATATGGTAAAGTAACAATATCACCAGACTTCTTATACCCAGAAACAGATCTTTGATCTTCTCTTGTATTAACTTCTACTAAAGATACAGAATCTTCTTTCGACTGTGGCCTTAGAACAGACTGTTGTGTATTAATAGAACAATTATAATCTAATGATGATAGGTTACCAACTTGATGTGCCTCAAAGTTATCAACAAAGAATCCACTCTTAAAGCGATCCATACCAATCTCATCCTTGACCTGCATATTCAATGCCTGTTGCTCAAGAATGCTTAATGTTGTGTAATATTCTAAACGATCAATACGTTTCTCCAACTTACCAATATCACGCATTGTATAACGCTTATTGTCAACAGGAGTAATTCTTACATCCTTACTTGTTGTAGTATAAGCAGGAATATAAACATAGAATAATGGTACAGCATCATCTACTGGATCTGGTTTTGATGGGTTAAGAGAAGAGTTACCTTCCTTAATGAGAAACTCACCCTTCTTATTGAGAAAGACTCCATCAATACGATCTAAGTATTGAACCTGACTGAATGAGAATGTATATTCTAAATTAGTATCTGGAGCAGGAGTAGAAGCAACTACAGAACCAGCACCAGCAAATTGACCAGCTGTAACTTCTAATGAAGATACGTCTTGGAATCCAGCAATAATTGCATCATTATCTACCTTTGGTCTAAAGTCAATAACATTCTTAAGTTGTAATATTCCATGAACAGATGAGTTGAAAGAAGGAATTTCATCTTCTGTAACACCTGCTTCATGTAAGTAACTATCAATAGTACAGAAATCACCTTGTGATTGCTCGAAGTAATCAAAAGCAACTACTAATTGTCCTGTAGGTTGCTCGAATCCTGGCTTGAGAACAATTCTTGAAACGTCGTAAATCGTATCTCTTTGACCATTATCGAAGGTGAACCTGTTAGTAACGTCAGTACCACTAATAAGATTACCAGCACTATCAACTTCAGGCGGTTGTGATGTTGATCCTTCATATACATATCTAAGTTTGTATGCATCAGAATAAGATAATATTTCTACAACTTCAGTATCATAACTAGTTCCTCTAAGTGGAACTACACGATCACCTGAAGAATCAATAACAATCCTCTTATTCTTAATTGCTGTCTTAAGTCTTGGCTTAGCATTAATAACTTCAAGAGTAGCAGTTAATTTTAATGTTGGGAATGTTCCATTAGATGCAATACTACCAAAGTAATTAGATGGTAATTGAAGACTAATACTACCAGAAGTAAGGCCACTAGCAGTATCAGTAGCAGAAGTTACTTCGACAGAATCAGCAGGAACATAAATTATATCACCATTTGAAATATCAGTTGAATCACCTTTGTTTAATACAGTAATAATAAAGTTACTTTCAGAGAAAGTAGCAAATCTTTGTGTTCCAAATGGTAATTGTGCAGCGAATGTTACAGTACCACCAGATGTAGAAGCAGTAGTAACAAAATCTCTACGGAAGTAATACTTAATTTTACTATCTTCAGTACCAGCAGATATCTTCTCTACTTGCTTACTTCCAGTTGGGAATAATAATGTTCCAGAGTTTGAATTATTAACTTTAGGACGTAATCTAACAATACTTGTATTAGTTACATCACCAGGTAATGCAATATCAAGATATATACGAGTCTTAGCAGATCCTTCTTGTTTAGTAGCATATTGAACTACTGCACGTACAAGATTGTTTGCAGAATCTGAGAACTGTACTAAATCTCCTTGTTGTAATAAAGGAGCAGCATCAGCACTAAAACTAGTAGACTCTACAAAATTGTATCCTTTGCTACCAAAGAATGTAAAATCTGTTACACTCTTAATTTCTGAAAATTCTTGACTATCTACAACAATATCAGCACTGAATGTATTTGCATTTCCAGATCCATATGAACATCCAACAGACTTAACATTCTGTGGTGTATATGTTGTTACTGCATTCCTATTTAAAACAGGAAGTATATTAGCAGCAGTACTTGGATTACCAGCACCACTTGGGTTCTTGGCAACTATAACTGGTGGTTGAGCATATTCAACATTAACAGCATTTCTATTAACTACTTCTACCTTAAGAACATTACCAGCAGGATTCTTAGTTACAAGAATCTTAGATGGATCATATTCAACACCATTAACAACAACAGTAACACCATCTGCATATCCAACACCTCTATTGTTAACAATGAAATGAGATATTGTATTATCTTTAGCAATCTTAATTGTTACTCCACCTTCATCTCTAATCGTCTCACCAGACTGGAATCTACCAGAGAGCGTCTTAATGAACAAAATCCTACCAGTAGTATAAACACCAGAAGGAGCACCTTCTACGACACCATAAGCACCACTGTTGATGCCATAGACATACTTACCTTCATCAAATCCTGTTACTGGGACAGATTCTAATAAAATCTTAGTAAAGAATTGGGGATCAAAGTACGATAGTCCAAATGTACTATTATAAGAAGCAGTACCTTCAGAAAGACGGCCTTTAGATAAAACAATATCAGAATCAGAATTAAATCCTAATCCTCTCTTATGTAAGAAGAAGTTACTTGGTTTTACCTTACCTATAACAGGAGTAACTGTTTCACCATAATCTACAATATGTCCTAACTCATTATTATCATTTTCAGCATCACTTGCAGATAAGAATAACTTTCTACGATTATTTCCATCTCCAGCATCATATTCTGTTAATAGTAATTCTAATTCATCTTTAGAACCTTTAACTGTTAGTTCTAAGAAGAATACAGAATCAGAAGAATTAACAAGTGGCTTATTAACTTTAGCATATGCTAATGATGTAATAGAACTAGTAGCAGTTGGACTTCCACCACCACTTCTTGATTTAACAATATAAAGAGTACCAAGACTACTTTCAAATGTTCCATCTGTAATGGAAGTTATAGTTGTAGTAGCATTAGTTATAGCAATACTAATAGTTTTTACAGCATCATTAGAACTGAAAATAGTACCTCTCTTATTAAGAGTTTGTCTATGATCAGTTGCTAATTCAGTTCCATTTAATCCTACAGAACCATCATTAAAAGTAGAATATAAAAATACGTCAGGATATGCAGTAAGTTGAGATCCTTCTTTATTAAGTGGTACACTACCAAATACATTAGATACATTAAATGTAGGTAGACCTTTAGTTTTTAAAGTTACATTATCACTAGAGAGACTTTCTCTTGCTTTTTGAATATCTAAGTACTTAGTCTCTTTATTGACAATTTCATATCCCTTAATATATGCTTTACCTGGACCAATACTTGCAACCATCTTCTTAGATGCATCAGTTGCTGATTGGCCATTAAAAAGTCCAAATTCATCAACAGCATATATTCCTTGATTGCCATCCTTCTGAGCATATTCTCTAATATCAATAGAAAAATCTCTTACAACATAATCACCACTCTCGTCATATGTTCTACGAGCAAGTGTTTGTTCTAAGAGATTATAATTTGTTGGTGATATCTTCTTCTGTACAACTCCTCTTGAAACAGTGAGAAGTTGAATAAAATTCTTATCTGTAATTGCGTTAAGAGCAAACTCCTTAAGAGTAAGAGATATCTTTAATCTATGTCCACCTGGAGCAGTATAGTTAGATGATCCTATTGCATTATCATATAGAGATGCATCCTTCTCAGGAGTTATAATATCTTCTACAATATTAAATCCAACCTTTGCAGATGGTTTATTGTAATACTCATCAATAACAAGCAATCCAGCGTCGTTACGGACAAAGTAACCATTAATGAAGTATATACCTTCTTCTACCTTAACAGCAGATCCATAGCCCATTGCAGGACTCTCTAAGGAAGCAACTTCACCTGTATCAGGATTAGTTACTTGAATACTCGTAGGAAGTACACTACCGTCTGTACCTACCACGAGTAAAGGAGTATTTACACCATCAACAACTTCCAGAGTTTCACCTTGTCTGAAAGTTGGTTCAGTATTTGAGTTACCACTGTTTAAGTAATTAACATAAACTGTATCAGCAGTTGCTTCAGTTGCTAGTTTAGTTGTTAATACAGTACCAATAACACCAGAAGTTAGACCTTTCAACTGCTGACCAACTAGCTGAGAAATGTCGTACTTTTTATAAACTATATTACCTGCACCATCGTTAACTGCTACCTCTGAAACAGATGATAGTTTAACGTAATCTAATTTCGTATTTAATCCTACTTCACCAGGTATGACAAGTTCACCCTGTTTAAAAGCATACTTACCAAAACTTTCTACTTGGTTTTGTAGAATAGATTGTAATTGAGTTAATTCCCTTCCTTGGATTGAATATCCAGGTCGAAAGAGAATTTTATAAAAATTCTTACTACTGTCAAAGTCCTCGTAATAAGGAGCTACATTTAAGTTGGTCTTCTGTGGCATGGTATTATCGCCAATACTAGCATTCTTATCTCTAGTATTTAGCGACTTTTACCAAGATCAGAACTCGATAACTAGTTTGATATCTTCAATCTGGTCAGGAGCACGAGTAATTAGTCTTCTGTTCTCAATGTAGATCACATTACCTGAGTTATTCTCAATCTCAGGAGTTGCAAGACCTGAAGCGAATGTAGAACCTAATAGTGAGTTACTATAACCAGTATCTACATTACCTGATCCAGCAGATTGTGTTCCACTAACAGCATTAGAACCATTACTCTCAAATGCTCTTACAACACCACTATCAGTGTGAGCATCATTTGTTTGGATGTACTTAAGAACACCAGCAGTTGTTGAACCACTATCAAGTGTCCAAGAAACTACAGTTCCTTGTGCAGTACCACCTGTTACAGTTTGAGAGATTGTTTCATCAGGAATAAAGTCAGCAGTTGCTCCAGTAATCTTAAGTGCTTTTAGGCCACTAAGAGTATCAGCAGTAGCAAATGTTGTAGTTCCAAACTCATATGGATCCTGAATGATACCAATACGACGGAAATCGTTATCTACTGGGAAGTCTCCAGAACCTTCAGCATATGTTAGACGAATATTTGTCATAACACGCTTACCATTAAGTTCTGTCTCGTGGTCAGAACCATGTCCACCTTGAGGTGAAATGATTGCTTCAATAGCACCAGTTGCAGTTGCACCAGTTGCTACACCACTAGAAAGTCCAGCATCACTGAATAGGTTACCATTACCTAAAAGAACGTTAGCATAGGTATAACCTGTTCCAGCAGTCTGTATTTCAGCAGATGTAATAGATCCAGATCCATCAGTTACGAACTTAACAACTCCGTTAGATCCGTCTCCTTTAAGACCTGCATAAAGTGTCTGAGAAGCAGGGAGGTTTGCTCCAGCATTCTCGATTAAAGCTACATGTACAGCACCAGCAACAGCAGCACCAGTTACGGCAGTACGAGTTGCATCAGCAGGAAGTACGATAGGCATGAAGTCAGAAGAAAGGAACTTCAGAACATCATCTGTTGGAATCGTGTACATATACTTCCAAATGTATCCAGCACCAGTACTTTCTGTATAAAGACCTGTACCAGATGCATAGTTACCACCAGTTGTGGTAGGCTCTTCAGTAGCATTCTGTCCTGTTGCGTTTGAAGGATCTTCTCCATTATAGAGACACTTGAATACTTCATATGAAGAGTTCATTACATAGAACTTGGCATCAGCAATAGATGTTGCACCAGTTGCAGTTGCTTTACCTATTTGACCACCACTACCAGGAGTAGCAGAATAGTCAGGCTTCCACATATCAAACTTAGGGTTGGCAACCAAATCCCAGTTATAACGACGGATTACTGTACGAGCATATGCATCGTTAATTCTCTTAGCTGCGATAATCTCATCATAGAGATTAACTTTTTCAGTTTGGTTGTCTAGTGGTAGAGGTGGCACATCCTCTGTTGCATAACGATAAACGCCTGAAACTGCTGTAGCACCTGTGTCAGATCCACCTGATCCACCAGTTCTACCTTTAAGAGTAGATCCTAGAGTAGGAGCAGAGTTAACACCAGATGCACCAAAGATGTCGGTAAGAAGAAGTGCA